GATGATGAATTTACAAAAGTATGTGATGAGTTTGGAATTCCAACACGAAGTAGACATCCATTTGAATTACCAAAACTTATACACGAAAAAACTGATGAGTTTTATGAATCGTTAGGTAACGATTTAAATTTGATTACTCATTTAGATAACACAGATTTTAAGGTTGAAAATTATCAATCACACCCTACAATAAAGTTTCCTCTGTCAAACTAATTTTAGGTTTACCTTTTAACTTTTTACACTTATTATATATTTATATTAAAAGGTGAGCCTATGATTGGAATATATAGAATAGTAAATAAAGTTAATGGAAAACGTTATTACGGGTCTTCTAAAGATATTGAAAAGAGGTGGTTGAGACATAAAAGAGAATTAAAAAAAAATATTCACATAAATTGTATATTACAAAGAGCTTGGGGTAAGTATGGTGAGAATAATTTTTTATTTGAGATTGTTGAAGAGTGTGATATTGATGTTCTTCTTGAAACTGAACAAAAGTATTTGGATTTACAACCCGAATATAACATAGGTATTAAGTCAAGTGGTGGTGATAATCTAACTAAAAACCCTAATAAGCTTAGAATTGTTAAAAAAATGACTGAATCAGTTAATAAAAGATATAATTTAATGACCGATGAAGAGAGAAAAGAAAAATATTCTAAACCTATGGAAACAAATCCAAATTGGAAAGGTGGGTCAAGTTTCAAGTATTGTGAATGTGGTGTTAAAATATCACCGATTAATAATAGTTGTATAAAATGTAGGGATAAATCAGGTGTAAATAATCCATTTTTTGGTAAGCTACACTCAGAAGAAACTAAAAAGAAATTGAGTGAAAAAAGAATGGGTAAAAAACCAACTAATATGACACAAGTAGTAATTGATAAAATTATTTATGAAAGTTTGTCGGAAGCGTCAAGACAAACAGGTATCCCATCACCAACTATATTATGGAGAATAAAATCTAAAAATAAAAAATACGAAAACTACCAATCACACGGAACTATCAAAGCTCCATTATCAAATTAAAAAATGAAACAGATTTACATAATAGCCAAAGAATTTAAGTATCCGTTACTATTGATTTATACGTATATGTTTATCGCTCAACTTTTATTTTTACTTGAGCCTTTTGTGTTGGGTAAAATGATTGATGGTCTGTTAAAAAATGATTATAATTGGTTATATTGTTTCTTAGGTATTATGGTATTTGAAAATTACTTTATTTACCGAAGAATGGTTTACGATACTAAGGTGTATACAACAATTTATAATAATGTTGTTCTCAAATTTTTGAAAAACTCAAAGGATTCGGATAATTCAACAAAAATTGCCAGAACTGAGTTGACCAATAATTTGATTAATTTTTTAGAGAATGATATCCATTACTATATAATGGCGATAATAACATTGGTGGGGTCATTAATCTTTATATTTTTACAACACCCAATGACAGGTTTTGTGTCAATGGCTTGTGTAATACCAATATCATTTATTGTGTACCATTTTTATAAAAAAATATCACAAAGTACTCGTGTTAACCATACACACTACGAGGATAAAATAAGTATAATTACCGAAGGGGATGACGATAAGATAGAATCTTTCTTCAACAGACGAAGAAAGATAATGATTTATGGCTCAACATTACAAGGTAAAAATTGGGTTTCATTGATTGGAACAAGAGTTAGTTTTTTAGTGTTGGCATTAATCGTGTTTACACATAATAACACAAATTTATCTCAAGGGGATTCAATTGCAATGTACGCGTACATTAATCAATTCTTATTTTCCTTAATGTCAATACCTGTTGGGGTTGAAACATTCACAAGAATTAAAGACGTATTAAACAGAATAAATTAAAAAAAAACAAACCCCCAATGTAAAAGTTGGGGTTTTTTGTTTATATTTGTAAAAACGATAAGAGTTATGGAAAGATTTTCAATGAGAGAAGTGTTAAAAGAGAAATACGGTGAACCTGAGAAAAACACTAAAACCGCTAAGTCAACTAAAAAGGTTGAGAAGAAAGATGGTGGTAAGTACGTTACTAAAATTGTTGATGGTGTTAAATACATGGTTTTAAAATAAAAGATATGAATATAGTAAGTAAAACATTAATGGTGAATATCGAGAATGATATCACATTACATAATGGGTCAATTACAATGACTGTAGTACATCAAGTGCACGTATATGAATTAGGTGATGAGATTGATGTTGATGTTGAATTAATAGATTTTGATAACGTTGTTTTCTTAGGTATAAGTATTGGATATACAACATTAAGAGAGACCTTGGAAAATGTTGGTATTGAGTTTCAATCAATGGTGAATGATGCGTCTAATGATTTAATAAGTGACCAAGACATTGAGTATTTAAAAACATTATATATCAAATAAGGTATGCAAAAAAGAGCGGTAAGTGGTGTTGTGTTTGAGAATTCATTTATTGGTGATGGTTGGGTTAGAAAGGCAACATCCCCAAGGTTAAAATGGGGTGGTAACGGGAGAACAATAATTGATAAGATTAAATCAATTAATTATAACCCTGAGTTGTTCATTTTGGATGAGAATTCTAATATGTCAAAGTATGACATCTATAACACAATCACAGGTGGTAAACGTGAAGTTAAGAAATACCCAAAAGATAGTTTAAAAGGGTGGTCATTATATTCTGAGGCGTTCTTTAAGATTGCTAGTGAGAATGCAGTTAAACAAATAAGTGTTGACGTTTACAATAAATTTGTTGAAGATTATTATGAATACCACAAGAACTCAGGTTTATTTGAAAGGGTAATCAAAAAGATGAATGAAGGAATTGAGGGTGTACAAGTGATTGACACATTTATCCCAATGAATGAGTTAGAATTTAAAGTTGATATTATTAGAAACAGTTGGAAAAAATACCATAGATTAAGTGTACTAATTAAATTGAAATGACTATGAAAACTTGGATTAAAAAAATTACATTAGTGTTCTTATTTACACTAATGTCTTCATTCAGTAGAGCACAATTCTCACCATTAGGTTATTATGGTTTGAGATTTGGTTGTGGTAATGACGTGGACTTGACCTTTACAGGTTCAATTCTTATGATTGGGGGTGGTGTAACATACCTATACGCTAACCAACTTTATCCTGTTATGTATAATCAACAACAACCGACACAACCACAGATTTATAACTTACAAAGAATTGGGGTAACATTAGTTATTACAGGAGTATCCGTTTTAGTTGAGGAATCAATTAGACATGGATTACATAAAAGAAGAAGATAAATTAATTTAAAATGAATGATATTATGTTTAGTATTGGAATTGGAATTATGTTAGTAACATATTGTTTGTTAGTTCATAGTGTGGTTAAAAAACCTGACTTGGGTAACAATAATTATAAGTTAAGAGATAAATTATTTGTCTTACTTCTTTGTGAAATGATAATTATTTGTATCTTTAGACTATGAAATATATCGTAAACACAAAAGATAAACAGATTATAATAATTGAGGGTTTTACCAAAGACCTGAAAAGTATTAAAGATATATTCAAAGGGTATCAAATTATTTTTCAACCAATTAAAGATAAAACAGATGGCGGTAATAACAGTAGAAACGATTAAGATTGGTAGAGTTACTTATGAAGTAAAAAGTGGTGATTTTATTACGTATAACGGTGTTAATCATATGTTTGTTGCTGGTGACAAAAGAATCCTTAAAACAGTTGGATGGGTATCATACGATTCTTTGGTAATGCCAAAGTCGTTAGTGAAAAAAATACCTTTTATTCGAATGACTAAAGTAAACGGTCACACAGGAAAATGGTACTTTTAAATAAAAAACCCCTATTGTTTAGGGGTTTTTTTATTATAAGGATATTCGATAACAGTGTCATGTAAGATTATTTGTTTCTCAGGGTATGGGTCAATATACAATCGTTTATATAATTCCCAATCCTGACTTGGACTTACCGCTGGGTCAAAAATTACAAATTCTTTATCTTTCATGACTAATAGTTTTTAATGTTTATACCATTC